GTTTCCCAGTCACGATCGGCTGTGTATCTCAGCCCGTCCCTCTTTCTTGTTAAACGAGGCTCCTTGCGGCAATTCACGGAGGCTTTGAAGGGATACATTCATTTTCACCTTCTGCTCCGGGATCCCGATCAATTTCACCTGAAGGGCTTCTGTTGCGATGCTGTCGAAGTGTGCTGATTGCGTTTTGTGCAACGCTTCCTTCTTGCTTACGCAACTCTGTGCGGATAGGGCAGTCATCCCAATGCCGACAAGTAGCAGCACGTGAAAGAGCACGCTCAAGGGAAGTAATCGCTTTACATAGTTTTTCATTTTCCTCTCTTTGAATACAGGTTATTTCATACAGACTTTTATTCTCGCTTCTGATGTCAAGAAGAGTCTTCTGAACATCTTCGTACATCAGCTTATATGTATCGTGAACCTCTTTGGAAGTTCGCAGATTCCTCAGGGTTTTATTTGTGAGCCACACAAGAACGGCCCCAAGTCCCCCTGACGGTATAAGCCATTGTAGCAGGTTGATAATGGTTTCCGTCATTGTAGCTCACATATTAATTATGAGAAATAAAGCTCCGATTCATCCTTTCGGCGGCTCACCAAGCCTTCAAGTCTTTTCCCGGATGCATTCACCCATTTGGCGAATTCAAGCGATATCGCTTTATCGTCCGGGTTCTGGTTCACCTTTTTCAAAAGCGTGGAGGAAGCAAGCTTGCCGGATCCCAAATTGAAAGTGAACGACACCAATGAATCAAACTGATTCTGGTTAATAGGCTTCTTCACCAACTCATTCACTTTCTTCACCGCAAAACGAACATCCGCATCCAGCAGACAATCCGCTTTTCCCTTATTGATCTCAAGCCCCTCTTTTACATCTGGCCCGGTGTGACCATACCCGATGGTCAATACTCCGGCCGGGCAACGATAGGCCTTCAGACGAAGACCTTCGTGCTTCTTGATTAACTCAAGCCCTTTTGTAGAGATATTCATCATAACTCAGATTACTCTGCTTTTGTGAATTTTGGAACCTCACGCTTATCCAGCACGACGAACTCTTCACCGAAGGCGATGTTCGTATCAGCTTTCATAAGCATCTTGAAGAAATACAATTCAGAAGCATTGCTCAAACGGTCAATCTGAATCACGTCTTCATCATCCTGAAGATTCACAGCGGCAAATAGGTTACCGTTTACACCGGATGAACAAAGAGTCGCTACAATCACGCCTTCCGGCCAGTCAGCCAAGGCCTCGATACGAATACCTTTGTACTTTTTATCGTTCACATCGGTTTCGTCCTTGCCTTTGCTTTCGCGTTTTGTCAATTCGTCATCATACGTATCGAAGTCCTCGATTGACATCAACAGACGCAAATCAGGGTGGTTACGGATTGCTTTTGGAATAGCCTTTCTTACCGCCTTCAACTTTTCGATCATAGTGGTAGCCGTTGTTTCTACAACGATACACTCTTTATCTTTAGCCGCCTGCGTAAGAACACCGTTCATCAGCTTGTCATCACCATCACCGAACTCTCCGTTGATATAATGACCGCCCAACTCGAAGGTTACCTGTTTGGCCAGCTCCGACAACATCGTGTTCTGAACCTCCGGCGGAAGCTCTTGGAATACCATTCTTCCTTTGGGCTGGTACTTGCGCCACACATACTCAAACGCAGAAGGATCAAACACGGTAAATGCCATCATATCCTGTGGCTCCAGTGATTTCTCCGAATAGTTGAAATCACCTTTGGAATCCGATTTCTGCGGGTCTTTCTTGCGCTTTTGCAACATCTTGCCGGTTTTAACACGAGGTACCGACACTTTTTTGTGAATGTTCGGAATCACACAGATGAGTCCTTTTTCCACGATTTCATTACCGGTTGCCGCTAACGTGAGCAGCGTCTCCAGTACTTCACCACTGTAATTGGTGTTAGTTACATTCAATGCCATTGTCTAATTAATTAATGGTTAGTTTTTCTTGTTTTCACGAATCTCTCGCTGACGTTTTTCCCAAGGGCTTTCACCAGTAGGCTGTCCGCCAATATTATTCATCACTCTTTGTTTAGCCGGAAGTCCTTGAATGGCAATACTGCCATTTTCAAAGTCCTTCTCCAGAAGTGCCTGATAGGTCGGGCGCGTCTGCTGATTGATTCTTCCTGCTGCTTCGGCATCATCAAGACATTTCTTAATGGATGCAGCCGTTTCTTCTTTCGCCTTGTTTTCGTATACATTAATACGCTCCTGCATAGCTGTATTCTGTTGTGTCAGATCAGGCACTTTTGCGGCCTCTATTTCCAGATGATTGATCTGACGGATTACGTCTTCTTCAGAAGCACAAGCTGAGAAGGCAGGTCTCTTTCTTAGTTCGTCCAAGTTCATTTCTCGTTGGTTTTGTGACTGGGCTTCCAGTCGGTTATTGAAAGTATTATAAATCTGTTCCGGCGAGCTGTCTTCCGGTACCGGATCGGCATCATAGATATTATCGATGAAACCAAGGCTGAGAGCCTCTTCTGCCGTAAGCCAATGATCCGTACCGTCGAAATATTCATTCTTTATCTCTTCAGGAGTCTTTGACAACTTCTCCGCATACATTCCGCAAAGCGTATTTTCGAGCACTTCAATATCCTTCAAACACTCTTCAATTTCCTTTTTATTGCCGTAACAACCACCCTGCACGCCATGCAGCATAAGTCGCGCATATCGACTCATCTCAACTCTTTTTCCACACAGAGCAATTACCGAAGCCATGGACGCGGCCACACCATCAATGTAAATGGTTATATCGGCAGAGCTATTCCGTAATGCATTAAAGATGGCAATCCCTGTATACACGTCGCCGCCATAAGAATTGATCCGAACATCTATCTTGCTGTACTGGGCTTCCGCCTCGATCAGCTCCCGGGTGATATCCGCCGAACGCACCTTGCTATATTCTCCGATGTCTCCATACATCAGAATACAGCAACCGTCCTTTCCGGGAATCATATTGAAAAATCTTTTCATTGTGCGATTTTTTATTGTATCCGTTTTTCGGTTCTGTTGCACAAAATTGAGCTGATTTTTAAGCTTCTGCAAATCGTAAAAGCATGATAAAACTTTATAAATCAATACTGAAACCTTATGCCGTAATCATAAAAAGAGTGTTTGCATACACTCTTTTATATAGTCAATTTTGCATATATCAATCAGTGAATTATGGCAGAATTAACGAATCAACAGAAGAAAGAATGGGCTTCGGTTCTCTACATGAAAGAGAACCTCACTCAAGCCGAAATAGCCGAAAAGGTGGGCGTGAGTCGTATCACGGTGAATAAGTGGATCAAAGCGGAGAAATGGGAGGAACGAAAGACCGGAATCACCCTGACCAAACAGGAGCAAATCAATAACCTCTACCGGCAAGTGGCGGAAATCAACAAAGCTATTGCCGCAAGAAAAGATGGTGAACGTTTCGCCTCAAGCAAAGAGGCCGACGTTCTTGGGAAGCTGTCAAGCGCAATCAAAAAGATGGAGTCGGATATCGGTATATCTGATATCATCACCACCGGAACCCAGTTCATCGAATGGCTGCGCCCGGTTGATCTGGATATGGCAAAGCAGGTAACGCGTCTTTTCGACGCATTCATCAAAGACCGGTTATGATATGAAACAGAACGATAGAGATGCCCTAAGGCAATGGGAAGAGTTCAAAGAGAACATTGCCCGCTCCACGCAGCTCGACATCAAGATGAGTCATGCAGAAATGGAGAAACACAGGCTCTACCTTGAGGCAAGACCGATTGAGTGGATCAAGTTCTTTTTCCCTGGCTATACAAAATATGAATTTGGTGACTTCCAAAAGAAAGCCATCAAACGCATAATCGCCCATGATGAGTGGTATGAGGTTCTCTCATGGTCTCGTGAGCTCGCAAAAAGCACCATTACGATGTTCATTGTAATGTACGTAACACTCACCAAGAAAAAGAAAAACGTCATCCTGACATCAAACAGCAAGGATAATGCCATTCGTCTTCTTGACCCTTACAGAGCCAACCTCGAAGCAAACGCCCGAATAAAGGCCTATTACGGCGAACAACAACGTATCGGGTATTGGACGGAGGATGAATTTATAACTAAAGCTGGAGCAGCCTTTCGCGCCGTCGGAGCCGGACAATCACCCCGCGGATCACGTAACGAAGCAGTCCGTCCGGATGTGCTTCTGGTGGATGACTTCGACACCGACGAAGATTGCCAAAATCCAGACACCATCACTAAGCGATGGGACTGGTGGGAGAAAGCTCTTTACGGAACCCGGTCTGTTTCCGAACCGACACTCATTATATTCTGCGGCAACATCATTGCCAAAGACTGCTGCGTGACCCGTGCAGGCGAAATGGCGGATCACTGGGATATTGTAAACATCCGCGATAAGAACGGAAAGTCCACTTGGCCCGAAAAGAATAGTGAGGAAGATATCGACCGCACGCTTTCAAAGATTTCAACGAAAGCTGCTCAAGGAGAATACTTCAACAACCCGGTTTCAGAAGGTGAGGTTTTTAAAGACATCCGATACGGCAAGGTTCCGCCTCTCTCCAAATTCCCGTTCTTGGTTTCGTATGGTGACCCGGCTCCGGGTGAAAACAAATCAAAGAACTCATCCACGAAGTCATGCGTCCTTCTTGGAAAGCTCGACGGCAAGTTATACGTCATTAAACCATATCTTGACCGGTGTTTGAACGCCGAGTTCATCGACTGGTATGTTGCCCTTGATGAATATGTGGGAGGAAAGAACACAGTGTATCGCTACATGGAGAACAACAAACTTCAGGATCCTTTCTTCCAGCAGGTTTTCAAGCCGCTTGTCGCCAAAGTGCGAAAAGAGAAAAACATCTCTCTCTACATCGCCGGTGACGAAGAAAAGAAGACCGAAAAGGCAACCCGTATCGAAGCGAACCTTGAACCGCTCAACCGCGAAGGAGATCTCATCTTCAATGAAGCGGAAAAGGGCAACCCGCACATGGAACGTCTGGTGGATCAATTCAAGCTCTTCACCATGCGCCTCAAGTTCCCTGCCGACGGCCCCGACTGCGTGGAAGGTGGAAATAGAATTATTGACAAGAAACTACGTGAGACCGGCGCAACCCGGATAATCACCCGAGACAGTATAAGAACTAAAAGCAAAAAACGATTATGAGCGACTTTATACAACAATCAGACTACGACGCAAGCGTTCATCGGGAAATACTCGACTCGCTCACTCGAAATGACGAAGCAATCATTGAAATATGCGAAGACCGCACCATTGCCGAAATGCGCGGATATCTGGCCAAACGTTACGACGTGGACAAGATCTTCTCTCAAACAAACAGCGATAGAAATCAACTTGTCGTAATGATGGCCGTCGATATAACCGTTTATCACATCTTCTGCATCCACAATCCCCAAAAGCTATCACAGACCCGAAAGGATCGATACGACAGGGCAAAGGAATGGCTTAAGAATGTGGCCAAAGGCGATATCGATATTGACGGAGCTCCGCTACTCCCGGCCGAAGAACTGGCCTATAAATCACCTTTCCTTTTGAGAAGCAATAAAAAACGTGTTAATCACTTTTAAGCATGAAAAAGTCAAAGAATAAAAACAAGATAACCATAGGAGGAAACTTTCCTATACCGGGCAAAGCACCGGCAACCGTAGTAATCACCCAGAACAAACGTTTCGGGATTGACATATCTTCCTTAATTACAGCAATCAATTCGGCTGAGAACATTGATTTCTCACGCCGTTCACGATTGTATGACCTTTATACCGATATTCTGATTGATGCTCATCTGGGGAGCGTAATGGACAAACGTGTACGTGCCGTCACCAGTGCGCCGATTGAGTTCTGCAAGGACAACAAGCCGGTGGATGAAATCAACGAACAACTGGAGTCGCCATGGTTCTACAACCTACTCAAAGACATCATGGATGCTCGGTTCTGGGGGTTCTCCCTTTTTCAGTTCTACAAAGAAGGAGAATGGATCAATTATGATCTTATTCCGAGAAAGCATGTTGATCCGATTCGTGAGCTTATCCTTCGTCGTCAAACCGACATTACAGGTCTGCCATGGCAAGATTTCTCCGACCTGGTATTCGTTGGAAAAAGCAACGACCTTGGAATACTTGCATCTTGCGCACCTTGGGTTATTTACAAAAGAGGATCCACCGGGGACTGGGCTGAACTTGGCGAAATATTCGGGCGACCTATCCGAGAGTACATCTATGACTCCAGTGACGAAGAAACACGTAACCGCCTGCTTGATGATGCTCAGGAGGAAGGTGGCGCGGGTGTATTCATCCATCCGCGTGACAGCGAATTGATCATTAAGGAGTGTAACCTTTCCGGCAGTAACAACCTGCATGAATCGTTCAATCAATACGCCGACAACGAGATGTCGAAGAAAGTGCTTGGTAATACGCTGACCACACAAGCATCCGACACCGGCACGCAAGCTCTTGGAACGGTACACAAGGAGGTGGAGGAAGGCATCTATAACGATGACCTGAAATTCGTTTTGAATGTTTTGAACTACGATTTGTTTGAAACATTCACAAACCTTGGTATGAATGTGCAGGGTGGAAAGTTCCGTGTTGCCAAGCCCAACGCGGCAAAAAATATCACACCAAAAGAGAGAGCTGAAATCCTCGCTTCACTCAAAACGAATTTCGACCTGCCGGTAGATGATGATTACATTTACGAACAGTTCGGTATTGATAAACCCACCAACTACGATTCTATCAAAGCCTCTCTTCAGGAAGAGAAAGAAGCCCGGGCAATGCTTGCGGCTGCCATCAAGGATGAACCGCAGGAAGAAGAGGAAAAAGAGGATCCCGACAATGACGATGATAAGCAACCAGACAATACCCCGAAGGATAAAAAGAAAAAATCATTCCTGAACCGATTGAAAAGTTTTTTCGGATTGGCCCCTCAAAAGGGGGCTTTAGAATGGTAATGCAAAATCTGTATTATGCCAAGGGTGTTTCATCTTCTTCCATGAGCTTTGACGATGAGCTACTGAAGAAGGCGTTGAAAAGGATTTATGAGAAGGAGTTCAATCCGATCACCGGCATTGAAGAGAACCTCTTCAACGAATTCCTTTCAACACTGAACACGGCTCTTGACAAAGGATTTGGAACCCCTGCTGTCAATGACCGCGATTATGACTTCTACCAAGCCCTTCGCCGCAACAATGCCGTATTCTCAGCCTTCAAGGTTCACCGGATGCAGAACGATATCGCTGCGAAGCTGCTGGATGAAAACGGCGATTTAAAGCCGTTCAACCGATTCGCAAACGACGTTCAATCAATCACCGACCACCAATGCCGCAAATGGCTGAAAACGGAATACGATACGGCAATCATCCGGGCGCATCAGGCTGCCGACTGGAAACAGTTCGAACGCGAAGCGGATATCCTGCCAAACCTCGAATGGGTAAAAAGCACATCTATTCATCCGGGTGAAGACCACATCATTTATTGGGGGCTGGTGCTTCCAATCCATCATCCATTTTGGAAGGAGCATCGTCCCGGTGACAGATGGAACTGCAAGTGTTCACTTCGCTCAACCAGATCGTGACTGGGAAAC